TATTTAGCCGTAAAAAAAGGCCCAGAAAAAACCGAGCCTTTTTATACTATCTACTACGTTGATTAACCAGCGGCTAATGAACCTAATGTACGACCGACGTTTGTACCGATTCCAATTGGATTACCTGCGGTATCTGTTTGGATCGCGTTATCGAACTTGATTGTTAAGCTGATATCTAACGCTTCTGAACTTGAATAGTCTACTTGTTGATAAGTGATATCACCAACATAGCAACCAATCAACTCAAATGTTTCTAAAACTGTTGGATCAAATGCACCGTTACCACCGTCTAGGATTTCGATAACAGTTGTGAACTTGTAATCAATGCCTGAACTTGCAGATGCTTGCTCGAAGAAGTCGAATTGTTTCTGAATTTGCTCGCCACATAGCTTGCTAACTGCACTTGACTGATCATCACGGATTACCAATGTGATTGGATCCCATGTGTATTTGCCAGCGTAGTTAATCTTTGAGTTGTAAACATGAAGTTCCATGTTCTCAAAAGATACCTTTGGACGAGTTACGTTCATTACCTGCTTAGTAATTTCAGTTGTTGGTTTAGTAACACCGAAATTCTGTAACTGAACTCTAAAACGATATTTCAGTTTTGGCATCAACAAGCCTTGACTGCTTGCGCTTTGTCCTGCCGGTAATGGAACTGATAATTTACTTAAACTTGCGATTGCCATCTAAATGCTCCTTATTCTCTTATATTTACCCAATTATGCTTTCTTCAAATCGCCCAAATTACCGGCGGCAATTGCACCTGTGTTCAATAAGCGAACTGGAACATAAATGAATTCCACTGCTTTAACTGGTTCAATTGCTATGTCGACCCATAATTCTGATCTGTCAATTCTAGCAGGGGTATTGTTGCTAGTATCGCAAACTACCAAGTAGTCATAGATAGCACGTTGACCGACAAGTTCTAATAAGAAACTGTCGACTGCGTTTTTAACTTCGCTACGTGTGATTTGATCGTTTGGTTCAAATAAGTATGGGCTTACTAAGATACTTAACTGTCTACGTAGGTACGCTACTAAACGAGCTACGTTGATACGATCTAATGCACTTGCGGCAGGTGCACGTGTGTAGTTACCAAAGTTAACAATACCGCTACCTGTTAGTGTTGGGATTGGATTAACTTTAACACCAGCTAACACATCGCGTAGGCTTTGTGGAAGTGCTGTTGTAATAAACTCACCTGTTTGTCCGTCGATGTAACCAACTGATGTTGCATTGTCTACATTACCACGACGGATACCTGCTGGTGCAAACCATTCGTATGATTTAGCATCGCTGTTGATGAATGTACGTAACATCATATGACTTGGTGGAACAACAATATAGTTTCCTGTATTGTCATTTGTGTAACCACTTGGATAGAACATAGCCATGTAGTCATCATATGTTACTGCGCCTGTGTCGTTGTTGTCTAATGCTAGGGCGGCATTGCTACCCCAATTTTGTAATGATGTACCATCGCTTGGTAAGCGGAATGGTGTATCACCGATAACGAACGCTGTTTGACCGCGGTCTGTATTTAGAGCAACTAAGTTTCCAATAGCTTCTGGATAACCAGGGCAAGCAATCAAGTTAAACACTAGGCTGTCTGTATCACGTATCGCTGTGTTTGTATCAATTAGAGCTTTTAGAGCCGCTACTACGAAACCGCGTTGTGCATGGCGACCGAATGAACCAGAACCATCATTTTGGTTAGGACTTACAGTTACCCAACGTGCAGTTGCATATGGAGTAGTTGAGTTAGAACCATCCATTGGCTCAGTGTAACGTGGGTTAACACCGTTATTTGCATAGATGTTAATGTAGTTTGCTTCGTAACGTTTTACGTTAAATCCTGAACGACGTAGGTTCCACAAACGTGTACCACGTGGATAGCCAGTTGGATCTGGTGCATCTGGATCTAAGAAACTGCTTAACAACATTGTTTGGATTGAAGCAGGTGCTGATGAGTAACCATTAGTTGACCAACGTGCATCAGCAAATACCCAACCGCTTGGACTTGTGTGATCTGTAACGTCTTGTTGTATCCACTTTAGTAAATTACCATTGTAAACATAAACCACTTGACCATAAGTCTCGATATCTGAACGATTGATCCAGATATCACCATCTGCAAGAGCTGTTACGCCATTGCTTTGTTTTGTTGGTTGACTTGAGCTTACGATAGGACCGTTTGGATCAGTTGCTGGGAATGCTGTTCTATAACCAACCCATGCTGTACCGTTGTTGTACATAATATCAACTTGATCGGTAATTGAATCATACCATAATGTGCCATCTACTGGAGGTGTTACTGGCTCGCTCGGGCTTGCTGTTGTAAACAATGGCGCCCAGTTACTTGCACAAGTTGTAAAACCGTCTGGCTCGTACTGCCCTAATGGATAGTAGTTTGCTGTGTATGCAGTTGTAGGAACATCCATGTTATAAGCAGTAAATCCTAATAGACCTAATACATTGTTTGGATCAAAGAATTTAATATCACCACCAGTTGCGTGTGTGATTGTTACTGTGTCGTCAGCATTGTGTGTTGCTGTGACGTTAGTAAATCCTGCGGCATTAACGGCTGTTACAAAAGCACCTGCCCATGTATCACCTGCGCTTGGTGTTTGAATAGTAACAGTAACACCATTACCATAATTCAACTGACCTGCTAGACTTTCTTTAATCTGTAGAGTTGCACCGTTTACTAAAGTAGCAGGAACACTTAATGCCTTGCTTGAAATAGTAGTTGGACTAACTGCAACACGTTGCTTGATTTCAAAACCTAATGTGATAGGTAAAGTTGTTGTTGTCGATGCTGTACCATTACCGTGATCGTAGTTGGCTTCGACAAACAATGTACCAACTGGAATGTTTACACCACCACCGCTCTTGTCGATGTTATATAATGCGGCCGCTGTGCTTGCATATAATGGAGCCGCAATCTGTGTAAATGATTGTGTCGATGCTGAGTACTGTTTGATTTTCCAACTTGCGCCACTATTTGGACTTGTTGTTTTTAAGTATATAGAACCGTTTGGTGCTGTGCTATAGTTAGGATATTGTGTATGAGGAGCAACAGTCATCTGTGGACCTGTATATGTTCCTGCTGGCACACCTAATGTATTAAGCGTAGTTGCGTTACCTGCAACTACAACGTTACCTGGGTACAAGTCTGTGTATAGTTCTAGTTTACCTGAACTGTTAGCTTTAGCACCAATACCTTTTGTATGTAGTGTGCTGTTGATACTTGCGGCAACGCTTGCTACTGTACTTGCTGTTGTAACAGTAATTGAATTACCGTTAATTGTAATAGCACCTGGCGATGTTGCAAAATTTGGATTACTGTTGATACCAGTTACAGCTGGCCAACTTGTTTGCCATGTTGTTGCTACGAATGTTGAGTTGTTAACATTCGATGTGAATGCTGTTTCACCTGCTGAACCAACTTGAACCCAATTTCCGTTTGTATTTTTATAATACATTGTATTCATATCTAGTCTATCTAATACGACACAATATGAACCTTTGGAACCTAGGCTCGGTTTTGGAGTTTCACCGTCGGCACCTACTGTATTATTTGCACGATTTGAAGCGTCAATAATAATAGGTTGTTTGTTAGCAAATGTACCTGTTGCAGAGTTCCATTCAAATAAACCAAATAGTGTATTTGAACTGTCTAACCAATATGAACCATCTGCGGGAGGACCAGCCGGTGCACTTGATTGGGCTGTTAACTGACTTAGGTCAACGTTAGCACGAACAACGTATGCCTTAGAACTTACACCTAGTAAGCTGTAAGCGGCTTGTAGACCGTATTCGTTAAGTTCACCACCGTTGATTGGATTACCTTGTGTATCTGTATAGAACACAGGAGTTCCGAATTTATCTGTCAAGTCACGTTGACTTGTGATTGTGTATACTTTTCCAACATTAGATGGATCTGTTCCAACTGCTAGGCCTGTATTTGAGGCGTTTGATTTGTTTGCGGCGCTGGCCACAATAACTAGAGGTACTGTACCAGGGGCCGCTGGTGTATAGAAACTCTCATCTATAACTGTTACGCTTACGCCCGGTGATTGTAATGTTTTTGCCATTTACTAACTCTCCCAATAATGGTTTTATCAGAAGTATTTAGTGTGTATTGATAATTTTGCCCATAAATATCTATGAAAAAGGGCACCTAAAAGGGCGGGGTATGATTAGATCTCTATGTAAAACGTGCGGCAAACGACCAGTTGCGGTTAATTATCACAAGGATGGCAAAACATTCTATAGGAGCACGTGCGACCATTGCGCAAGGAGTAGAGATATTGGTCGACCTAAATGGCAAGCCTCGGGCTATAGGTTAAAAGATACTTGCGATAGATGTAGCTATACCAGCAAGTATTTAGAGCAGTTTGATGTTTACTATGTAGATGGTGATCCTAGTAATTGTAGACTGTCTAATTTAAAAACAGTATGCGCTAACTGTCAACGCATACTGCATAAACTCAAGCTACCATGGAAACGGGGAGATCTCCGACCAGATTTTTAACCTGATCGTATAAGTCATCGATGCTACCATTATTGTCTAGTATAGCATCAAAGTCTGTTCCTACCCATGCTGTTTCTGATGCATGGATCCCTGTTTTTTCTAATCTATGTTTACTGGTTGCCCATGTTAAATTACCGTTCGGGCCTTGATTTACACTAACTGCGGCATCGTACCATTCGGGCTCTAGCCCGCGGACTACACGAACAACAATGCCGCCAGCGGCTTTAATTGATTTAATTTCATTAGGAAAACGGCAGTCACTAATGACTATGTCATCTTTCGAGTTGCGTAGTTTATTCTCTAATGCGGCAATCCAAATATCGTCATGGAAGCCTTTGCGACAAACTTCAGTTCCCCAGTATTGTAATACCCAACGTGGTGTTAAATGAGGCATACCTAAACGTTCTGCCCACCACGGATCTACTTGTTCTCGCCATTCGCGGGCTGATTTAGTTCGCCCCTCTAACATTGTACGGTCCCAGCCGAACACTTGAGCAACAGCATCTTTGAGGCTGTTAGCAAAACTTTCTCTTCTAAATTCGTGGAAATTTGTTAGATAGTCGGCAATAGTATCTTTGCCCGACCCAATAAAACCGCACACACCTATAATCATAGTATCCCCCAGTCGATACTATATTTTATTACAACTGTGTTACGAAGTCAACTGTTTTTGGTTAGCCGACTACAAACCACATTGGTTTTTCGCCAGTTTGATAATTTTGGATTTCTATATCTAGTTTTTCAATCATCTGTGCGCCTTCGGTTTTTAATTGAGTACCGTTTAAAGTAGTACCACCTTGTGGGCTGGTAATTTGATTGAACTTTTCACGTGCTTCGCCGAGCATGAGTTTGCAGTTTGCAAGAGTATAATCTTTAACCCATATACCTGCATAGGGGTCATCTAATATAGCAAAATCTGGGCGATAATTATACAACCATAATAGTACAGTTTCCTCGCCACGTGGACGTTGCATGATTGTCAATTTGCGTGTTTGCGGATGATATGTAAATTGAATGTAACTACCGAACATTTTACCGACCATCTTTTGATACTGTGCAAAAGAGTAATAGGTTGCTAAACCGCCCATGTTACTAGACGACAGCAAGTAGGTATTTGTGTAGGCCAAGTTAAATGGCTCAAATAAACTGCCTCCATCACCGCCACCTGTTCTACTACCAATACTTCTACGGAAAACATCACGGACTTCGATAACTTCGTTTCCTAGTATGTATTCATTTTGATCCTGCTCTAATGTCAAATAACCAAAACTTTCTTCTACAGAATTTGCCGAACGCTGTCGGTATTTTGACAGGGCTCTGTCAATTGCTACATTATAGTCTTTTGGTTCTAGTTCAACATCAACCATGCTTGCACCTAAAAATGACTTTACATAGTCAATAATTTGCTGGCGAGCAGGTGTTGTATCGGTTATCGTATTGGGAGTGTTAGCTGTAGTCATATCAATATTTAGCCACTAAATAGTATACTATGCCAAGACTATCCCTTTACCGTCCCGAAAAAGGCAACGATTTTCGCTTTCTAGATCGGGTTATTAACGAACAATTTCAAGTGGGCGGAACTGATATTTTCATCCACAAATACCTGGGCCATGCAGATCCTACAGAGGGAAATGCTACACCAGCGACTCCTAACAATTCTAATCCTATACCAGAATTAGGAATACAGGACGTATTACTCATGGAAAACCGTGATAGACACTACGCACCCGATGTATATATCATGCGTGGAATTTATCAGATGCAAGACTTAGATTTTAATCTAAGCCAATTTGGTCTTTTCTTGAACAATGATAATATCATGTTACACTTCCATCTAAATGGCTGTGTAGAAACACTAGGTCGTAAGATAATGGCAGGCGATGTATTAGAATTGCCCCATTTAAAAGACGAGTATGCATTAGACAGCAGTACCATAGCATTAAAAAGATTCTATGTTGTACAAGATGTTACTCGACCAACTAATGGATTCAGTCAAACTTGGTACCCGCATTTGGTTCGTTGCAAATGTGCTCCTCTAGTCGACAGTCAAGAGTACGCAGAAATACTGGATGCAAAACAAACAGATTCAAACGGTAATCCTACTAATCAAACCTTACGTGATTTGATTTCAACATATAATATTAGCATTGCCACAAATAATGCTGTCCTACAACAAGCAGAATTAGATAGTCCTGCTCATGGATTCGATGACAGTAATTTATATGTTATTCCATTGCAAGCAGATGGTACTGTTGATACACAAGACGTTAGCGATACTAGTATTGATAACACCAATTGGGATAATCTTGATGCATCTATTGTATTAAGAAGCCCAGACCATACATACTTTGTACAAGGAGCAGGTGAAGGTGGTATTCCGCCTAACGGTGCACCGTATGGCGCCGGTATAGAGTTTCCAAGTAACCCAGCTAAAGGACAATTTTTCTTACGCATCGACTATCTACCTAACACTTTGTTTAGATTTGACGGTGCTGTGTGGATTAAATTTGAAAGCAATGTGAGAATGACCTTAGATGACTTCGGTGCGCAGGATGTTGCACCAGGTACTGCATTCGCTGGAAAACCAATAAGACAAACACAGCTTACTGGATATATTAACAATTTAAGTACTTCAACTATTGCAGGTAGTACTGTTCCAGAAAGACAAAGTTTAAGCAAAGCATTAAAACCAAAGGCAGATAATTAATGGATTATTTTTATGACGGTCAGTTGAGAAGATACCTAACTCAGTTTATGCGAGTTATGAGCAATTTCTCATACAAAGATTCTAAGGGCAATATAATACAGATTCCTGTTCGCTATGGAGACATGAGTCGTCAAGTCGCACAGATCTTAAACAAGAATAGTGAAAATACTATTCCTAATGCTCCATTTATTAGTTGCTATATTAAGAATCTAAAAATTGCACGTGAACGATTGCAAAATCCCTATTACGAAAATACGTTGAACGTTCGAGAACGTGCAACTCAATACATGGATCAAGATCCTAGCAGTCCAACCTACGGACAAATAGTAGAAGGTGAGGCAAATACACAAGGTGCAAACTATACAATCAATAGATTGATGCCTACTCCTTATGATTTAGAATTCCAAGCAGACATATGGAGTTCGAACACAGAACAAAAACTACAGATACTTGAGCAGATATTGGTATTATTCCGCCCTGCTATGGAGATACAAACTACCGCAAACTTTGTTGACTGGACTAGCTTGAGTTATTTAGAGTTGTCAGATCTTACTTGGTCTACCCGTGCTATTCCGCAGGGTGTAGAACAGGATATAGATATTGCCAATTTAGGATTTACAGCACCTATATGGATCAGCACACCTATCAAAGTAAAACAGTTAGGTGTTATTACAAATATTATTTCTAGAATATTCGTAGAACCCACAGGTACTATATCGGAAAGTCCATACGATGATGGTGCGTTCTTTAATGGCCGTACCCCTACTGCTATTGCAGGTCATGATTTAAAAAATCTAAATGTTATAGTGTTGAACAATGTAGCAACATTAGGACCGGGAGTCAGCTGGTACAAGATTCTAGATGCGTATCCAGGAACTTTCACAGCAGGAATAAGTCAAATAAGATTTTCAAAAGATTTAGAAACAGAAGTCGTTGCTACAATGTCTCTGAATCCAGTAGATGAAACACAAATGATATTGAACATAGATTCGTCTACACTACATACCAACAGTCAAGTGCCTGCTAATAGTGGAAAAACTTACGTAGATGCTATTGTAGATCCAACAAAACTTACAACAGATCTCACGAATGTGGGTATACGCTATTTGATATTAGAAGATATCAATCCTGCATATAGGACACCCGTGTATATTACTAACCCCGGTTATAATTCAGCAGATCCTGCTAGTCCGCAACAGATAGTTAAACTAGATGCTAACGGTAATCCTGTTTACCAAACACTATATCCAGAGGCTGGATATGCTGTACATAATTTTAAAAATGCAGACAACAGCATATTTTCAGCAAATGCAAATGACATCATTACCTGGGACGGAACCAAATGGTCGGTCATATTCGACTCTTTAGCCGGCACGGTACCTACTTACATAACTAATATACGTACTGGTTCGCAGTATGTATGGGATGGTTCACAGTGGACCTCGAGTTATGAAGGTGAATATACACCGGGATTTTGGCGTTTATTATTATGAATGTAATTTGTAGCGGCGGACTATTTTTAAGTAAGTCGACTAAAAGATTTTTATTTCTTAACAGATCAGAAGGAAAAACTGATGGTACATGGGGTATTGTGGGCGGTAAACACGAACCAAGCGACCAAACTCCTTACGAAGCTCTTTGTAGAGAAGTGCAAGAAGAAATAGGATTTTTACCAGATATAGAAAAAACTATACCCTTAGAGCAATACGAAAGTAAAGACGGGGGATTTTATTATCACACCTATGTTCTGTTAGTTAAGGATGAATTTATTCCTCAACTAAATCATGAACATTCTGGATATGCGTGGGTTTCAAAAGACTATTGGCCTAAGCCATTACACTCTGGTCTTAGAACTACACTAAGTAGCAAGACAAATAAAGCAAAGATTGATACTATATTTGATGTATTAGCTTAGATATCGTCAGCTATTAGATTAAAGCTGATACTGATTCTATTGTCGTCTGACAAATTTTCTTCAACACCGTGATCCAACCAACTAGGAAATGCAATGAACATTCCTGGAATCGGTTGGAAACTATAACTCTTATAGTTGTAATCAATATCTTTTCCGCTATAAAAATGTTGACGTGCCGCTAGATTAGGATTAACGAATGTTATCTTTCCAGAGCGGGGAGGAGTTTTAACATAGATAGTGCAGGCAAATACACTACGTGGATGTACATGAGGAATCATATATGCGCCCGGCGGGTTGACATTGATCCAATAATTTTCTAATCTTATTTTTGTAACAGATTCATAGTCTTTGATCAGCATGCTGGTGCATTTTTGAATCAAAGGCATTAAAACAGGATGGGCGATAGTAAGTACTTTTGAACTTCCGCCGCCGCCCCTTTTACTTGAAATATCCAAATTAGGATTTTTTTCAACCATCTCATAAGCAAATCTTTCTAATTCCTTTAGATCGTCTTCAGAAAGATCGTTAGTAATAGTCCACACCGGAGTGGGGAATATTGTGCTTAGTTTAAGTTCAGATCCAGCCAAGTTGTTTTACCTGTAATGGTGTTGAGCAGTTGTTAACTTCCTGCTGGTCAGACAACATTTGACCTAACAGTTCAGCTTGACGGTCTTGATATGCGGCTTGTTTAGCAATGGCTTCGCTAGCCAATTGAGATATTGTAACTCCGCTTGCGGCTGATAGTTTAGATAATAGCGGTGTTGGATAACTGCTATTAGACATATAAGCCTGAGCTTCTGCTAACTGTTGTGTAAATGTACTAGCTTCTAAAGAACTTGTTGTTACAGTTAAATTAGCAAACTTGGCATCATACTCTGCTTGAATTTCTAAATTGCTTAGATACTTATAACCAGCTAAAAATAAACTAACATGTGTAGGATCTGTTAGAGTAACAAAAGATTCTAAATGTCCTGATGTAATATCAGAAGGATTTGAATCAACTACAGTAGTGATGTAAGCAACATTACCGTTGTCTAATACAGTATAGTTGATATAGTTTAATTCTGATAACAATGTAGGATCTGTAATTTCAGTAATTTTGTACTGAGCAATTTGACCTGCATTGAAACTAGTAATAGGTAAATCAACTAACATCCAACCGTGGCTAGAATATTTTGTTCCTGGGGGAATCTGGAATGTTAAGGGCGAATTATCAATTTTTAATAAAAGCATGTTTGTGGGACCTTGCTAAAAAGCGTTATTATGACCTTTCTACTGTGTCCTGAGAACCATCTGGATTAAATTTAATCAGTGTTTCTTTGTCAGGTAGTGAACCTAACTGTGGCACAGGCACATAAGCGGCCATTTCATTTGTAATCTTCAATGCTTCCGCTAGGGTTACATGGAAAATCTCTTCTGGTAAATCAAGCATCGCCTGTAGGTTACCGGTTGAAATTCTACCAGTCGATACAATATCTAAACCTGCCTGACGACCTAAACGTTTGACCCAGTAATCAATTTCGAGAGTGTCTTTCATAGCTAACATCTCTCCGATATCATAGTTCTCATTAAAATATTCTAATATTTCGTAGAATGTTTCTAATTCACTTCTGATACGTTTAATTTCTTTTACACTTAGGTAAATCTTTTCTTCTAATTGATGGATTTCTAAATCGATTTCCATCTGATATAAAGGATCAACTTCGCGCTCGCGCTTCTTCTTTAAAATCTCGATCTTTAATTGATTCTTTTTATCTTCGTATTCTGTCTTGCGTAAGTTTTCTTCACGCACCTCTGCTTCCATTGTAACTTGCTGTAGTTGCTTAATTGGTGTAAGCTGTGATGCAACTACGAACTGCTTCATTTGGAAGTCGCTCATACCACGTGGAAGCTCTTCTACTAAATCAGCTATTGTCCACTGTTTCTTTTCTTGTGTTTTTGATACCATTTTTTGCCCTTATCTCGGTTATGTATTTGTAGTGATTTGGTAGCATTTTTTGTGCTAGATAAACTTGCACTTTAGCATCCTTGCTTAATCTAGGATAATAATGCTCTTCTCCAAACCCCCTTAACAACTCATTCCATTGAAAATAAGGATAACCATTATCTAAGTTATCTTCCTTCGTTGGATATTTATATTTAAGAGACTGCCAGAAAAGTTGGAAGTCTTTTGAGTTACGTGCGGCTTTGCTAGCCTCTACCCAAAAAGGTTCTGTTCTCTTGCTAAATGCATAATGGCCTAACACTACAACTTTAATATATCGTATTCTTGCCTGTATCTCTGCGTTTGCCCAGTCGTGATTTCTTCTGTTGGCTATAACTTCAGTAGCGTATTCCATAGTTTTACCAGCTAAATGTATAGCTGTAGCTTCTAAAGGTTCGATAAAACCACTACTCATACCAGACGCTATGATGTTGCCCTTGATGATTTCTTTAAAATATCCAGGCTTCATCGCAATTTTACGCGGTTCTTCTATCCCCGTAGCTTGTGCAAATTCTGCACGAGCATCTTCATCACTGATAAATTTGCTACTATAGATGTATCCATTGCCTGTTCTATCATATACCGGGATTTTAAATCGCCAACCAGCTGTCATTCCAATACTTGATGTAAAGGGTTCGTATTCTTTTTCTGGGTTAGTATAATTCTTTTGTCCAACTATAGCGGTGTCAACTAACAGTTCGTCTGCGTAACTTTGGAATTCGCTATCTGTTTTACCAATTAGTATTCTTTTAAATCCCGAACAGTCCACAAACCAATCTGCGGTGATTTTAGTATTATTTGCTAGAGTTACACTAGTGCAATTATCACCATCCATTTCTACGTTGGTTATTTCTGAATGTATTAGTTGTACACCCTTATCTGTACTTCGACGTTGTAGTAGGTTTGCTAGTTCGCTTGCAACAAAATGACAACCGTGCATGCTATCTTCTTGTAACCAAGGACATTTATTATTATTTCCCACTGCCGCTGTAAGATCGCTACCCCATGTTTCCCAAGCAGGATCTGTTGATAACCAAAATGGATTCTCAGCAAAGTCTATAAATTTAATACCTAATTTGACTCCGCCACCAGTCAGCGCAATTAGTTCAGTTGATTTGATTCCTAGGTCATTTAGCATTTTCATAATGCTAGGCCAAGTGCCCTCACCAACACCGATCGTAGGTATGTTAGGACTTTCGACTAGAGTGATTTTATAATTAGGGAACTTATTAATGAGATAAGCGGCGGAAAGCCAACCAGCTGTTCCACCGCCTACGATGCATATTGTCTTCATGCTTCTACTTATTAAGGTAGAGGACCGTAACAAGCATTTCCTGATGATTGGTTACGTTGGCTATAAATTGCGCCTAGAACCTGATGACTATCTGATGGATAGTATGTTTTAACCGATACGTTATTTTGGTTACCATTATATCCAGCAATCATATAACCGTAATCTTGTCCCATAACGCAACATTGTTCACCGTTGTTATACTGCTGGCTTGGAGAGCTTGACCAGCTATCGCTTGATACGTTGTAACGTGACATAGCTGAAGAAGCATTAGGATTCATGTACCATTTGAACCATTTTGACATCATTGGTTTACCAGCAGTACCGCCACCGAATGGAGCTTCACCTGCTAGGGCACTTGATGAATTCATTGTATTGTAGTTCCATTTAAATGCACCGCCCTGGCCTGCTGTAAAGTTATAGGCTGTATTATTTTCAGCAGGACTACCACCACCATATGAATGTGAGCCACCTGTGTTATATCCAACACCCCATGAGTTTGTATTATAGTTTAGATAGTTACCTGTACCACCAATCTGTATCATACCGTAGTTGTTATTTGAACCAACTTTAGTACCATTGTGCCAAGAATTGGGCGAATAAGAACCTGTTGGACGATTGTTAGAACCAGTTATTGTCCATGTTGCCCAGTCTTGATAAGCATACTGAACAGATGAGTTACCTTGATGGTGGTACGCATACCACTCTGAACTCATCCATCCGCCGTAATAACTTGAGAACGGTAAAGTCTGTGGTTGCTCTAGAGCAACGTCACAGCTATGATGAACACGTAATATGTTTGACCAAACGTTACCACCTACATATCCACCTGATACACATCCCTGTTGCAGGATAATTTCATTTTTGTAATCGTTTGGCTTAGCTACAAATTTATACCAAGCATAATATGCGGCTGTACCACCCTGTGTAATCTGTGGATATTGGTTTCCGGCAGGGCCAGTTGATGGATATCTGTTTGTTGAAAATGCAAAATCATTAACGTCAGATATATATGCAATATATCCAGGTGTTGCAGTAGCACTCAAACTTGTGCGGGTTGAGTATTTTGCAGGAATAACGTTTCCTGTATTATCAATAACTAATAGTCCGTTGCTGTAAATCGCCATAGTAGTAAATTCCTTGTTATTCTTATTTATTCATTAGTTGTTGCACTAATGCTTTTAATTCATCAATTTGTGCTTGTTGTGCTTGTATTGTGCGCTCATGTTCTTTAATACCTTCAACTAATAGCGGTACAATGCGCTCGTACTGTGCTGTTAAGTAGTTTTCGCCAGTGCGTGATTCTCCGGTATGCTCATCTCTGTCAAACGGAGCAGGAACTACAACTTCTGGTATTACTGCCTGAAGTTTCTGAGCACTTAAACCTAATTTTCTACGGCCGCCTTGTACCCCTAATGATGTTGCTATTTCGTTATCGGTGTAGTAAAAACCGTCTAAGGTCATTATTTTTGCTATAGCATCAGTGATTGGGGCTTCAATATTTTTAAGTCTTTCATCTGATGTTGCAGTATAAGCATCGCCTACTACATAAAGTGTTCCACCTACATAATTGTTATTTGTAGTTAGGTCGATATAAAGTGGCCATTGACTATTAACCTGTGCATAATTACCAGCTCCAGATCCATTCGTACCACTTAGCACATAAAAATTATTACTGTTGGCATGTAGGTATGCAGTTTTATAAGCAGTATTTTGCAAACATATAGTTGGATAGGTATTTTTAATAATGATGTCGCCACCGTTACCTGTACCGCTTGCACCTAAATTGATTGCGCCTGCTTGAGATGCTGTTACTGTAATTGTACCTGGTGTGCTTACAGCACCGTTCGTGCTTGATACTGAGAAGTTATCACCAGTACCGCTGTTTGCGATCCAGTTGTATGTTTGATCAACACGCCAACGATAACCTGTCTGTCCGCTTGAGCCGTCACCTATACGCAATAGGTTATTTGAACCATTCAAATAACCGATCTGCATTACAGTACCGTTATTGACTGCGTTGGATGTACTAACACCCACACCAAGGAATCCAGTATAAAATGCTCCGTTACCCGTTCCACCCGAAGTACTGCCTGTCATAGATAGCACTGCGCCTGCGGCACCGTTACCCGGGTTGAATACCAAGCTAACCGAATCTACGTCGAGTGTTGTTAAGTTTCCGCTTACGGAGTTAGTAAATGTTGGATAGTAAGTTCCAGCTGTTGTTATATTTGATATAGTAATACCAGCTTGCGCCCATTGTATACCAGAACCTGTTGTCTGTAGATAATAACCGTTGGTGCCTGCTGAGTTGTTTGCATATAGCGCACCGCCTAGGTTCAATCCAGACGCAATACTTGCACCACCGGATACGATCAATGATCCAACACCCGATGTTGCACTAGCCGCTGTTGTTGCGCTTACAGTAACGTTACCACTACCATCAATGAACAAACGTTGTGTACCTGCACCATTTGCAATAATAATTTGGCCTGCGGCACTTAACGAACCACCGCTGTTATTACCAATAATAACACAGTTATCATATCCTGCGGCATTACCTGCGTTATAACCGATGAACACGCCGTTATTGTTACTAGAAATTGTTGAGCCTGCACCGTAACCGACAGCAGTATTGTTCTGACCAGATGCCATTAATAGCAATGCGTTTGTACCAACAGCAGTATTGCCGCCGGTTACTAATGATCCAGACCCTAATGCACGATAACCAATAGCTGTATTATTTTGTGCAGATGATCCTGCCGCACTGGCCAATGCACTAGTACCAATACCGGTATTGCTTGAGCCAGCACCTAATGTTGCGCCCGTGTTATAACCAATGAAAGTATTATTACCACCACTGGTTACACCGTTACCTGAATTGTAACCAATTAATGTATTTGAAGTTCCACCGGAAATTAAACTTGCACCTGCACTTGCACCAATGACTGTGTTTGATGGAGTTGATGCTAAGTTACCTTGACCAACTCTTAGACCGTTAAAATAACTATCTGCTCCTGCATAATGAGCACCACCAGAACTAATACCACCATACGTAGTGATAGCACCTGTTGATGTGCTTGTTGCCGCTGTTGATTGAGGAACTAGTATTTGTGTTGAGTTAACTTGCAGAGTATTAATCTGTGTTGCTACTGCTCCTGCAGATTGACTTGATGCAGATACATAAAAGTTTAGACCACCGGATGCACCTAATTGTAGTTGGGCGTTGTATCCGTTGCCCATAACATAGGTTGTACCTATGTTGTTATAACTGTTAAATCCAATGCCTAGCGGATATGTGCTTGCACCTACTTGTAATGCTAGACCAGTTGAATTATTGTATGTTAGTAATTCTGCTACGTTGGTTGTTGTGTTGATCGTTAACCCGTAGTTTCCTGAACTTCCACCTACTCCTAAGTTAGCCTGTAAACTAAATGAACCACCAATATTTAAATTTCCTGAAATACCAACACCACCTAATACCTGTAGTGCGCCTGTACCTGTACTTGTCGATTGTGTATTGTTACCTAATGTAACATAACCTTGATAGTTAGCTAACTGTATTAGACCCGAGCTGTTTACTGTAATACTAGGAATACCGCTGATATCAGAGACATAGAAATAATTTCCTGTCATGCCATCGCCGACAGTTTGCACTTGTCCTGCGGTCGCTTCAAAACTTAGTGTACCTAAATCTAGTACACGTGAAAAAAGTGTAGCAGAAGTCGAAGCGCCACCGCCCTGGTACGCAATTATTGGTTCTGCTGAGCTAGAACCAATATTTGGTGTTATGATAATGTTACGATTGCTGTATGCCATATTATTCCAATATTTACCTTAAAATTATAGACCGTATCTACCCTTCAATGCGATATAGGACGCACGAACTTGAGACGCAGACAACGCTGTGTTCCAAAATAGTGTAGGACCTATCAATCCATTACAAGGTCCTGACTGAACTCCAACTTGGAATGTTGAGTTATTGCTTGACGGACCGCTCAGTGTTCCTGAATTATCTAGTATTCCGTTGTAGTAGATGCTACTAGTAGCTGTTTGTCCACCAGTCGGAACCCCTGCAAAAGTACAAGTCCAACAATGCCATTGATTTAGAGGAATCGTCGTGTTTGAATATAAGTCGCCGCCACTACCATATGTTTCCCAACGTAATTGTGTTAGGTTACCTGCGTACAAGTTAATACTGTTTGATCCAGATATGTAGTTAAAGAAGCCACCGGTTCTACTGTTTAAATTTAAAAACTGCATTACAGTAAATCCATTAGTCAAACTCAAGCTATAACTAGCACCACTAGATATTGCGCCAGCTGTAGCATTACTAAAACTACCACTTGCATAACTGATAGATGACAGAGTTGAAGGCAGATTGTCTATCAAATTATACGCTGTACTACCCGATCCCGAATAACTTTTAATGTTAAATGGATCTAGATAGTAGACTAGATTTGATAGAGGTATTGAAGGTCCTATAGTGAATGACATATTTTATCCTTTAAACTCCGTGTTAAGTTTTCCAATATCTTTACGTTCTGCCCATACTGTGTAGAAGCACTTGCAAGGGCCGCCTAACATTGAACCATTGTCAATGAAGATCTGTCCATGTATAGTATCAATGCTTTCTACATACAATTTCTGGAACTTGCCGATAGGTGTTAGGTCAACAGTAATAGTGTCCATATCAACCAATCCTGTCCAGTAATCTGGAAGTTGTATTATTCGACCTTCTAACTTACCACGTACATAAACACCATTCTCTGGTCCTTCTAATGATCCGTATTGTAATTTCCAACCTTGTTTTGTTGGGTGATCGATCAAGAACGACTTGGTTGTCGCATATAACGATCCACCTGCATAAATGTTGCCACCTACGCCAATACCACCGTTAGTAATAATCAACGAACCTGTTACTGTTGATGTTGATTGTACACCGCTTGCGATAGTTAAACTGTTTGGTGAAGAGCCATACAAGCCTAAGTTGCTCATCAATGTAGCAGTTGTAATTACCTGTGCGTTGTTAACTGTTGCTGTGTTAGCAATGTATAAGCTACCACCTGCATAGATATTGTTGCTGGTTATTGTTTGTGCATTTGTGTTTAATTGGTATGGTCCAGCTGTATAGCTTGGTTCGGCTTGCGCTCCCCAAATATATGCACCTGCTCCGCCAGTACCTGTGAAGCTTGTGTTGCTTCCACTAATAGCAGTATCATAACCTTGTGCAGAATATACACCAACTGTAGTTGTCTGTCCTGCTGGGCTAGCCCAAACAGTCATTTGACAACGGTACCAGCCATTATATCCAACTGAGTCAATCTTACCAGTTACTTGATACACCGGGCTTGGACCAACTTGGTATGCGCCTGTGCTTAGGTTAAAGTAAACACCATGTTGTGAACCACCTGAATTGCAGTATAATGCAATGTAAGTACGTGTATTTGCTTTTGCATAGATACTAAATGTTATCGGTCCTGCGTAACCAGTTAATGCCTGTTGGAAATAGTGGTTACCAGTTGCACCAGATTCTGTTAGTAAGGTAGCATCAGTTGTACCGTCCGGGCTTGTTGTTGCATTTAAGCCTGCGGCGGAGTTACCTTTGGTCCAGTTTGTGTTACTTGCTGACCAGTCTTGTGAGTAGTACAAGTAGTTGTTACCACCGGATGCATATATTGATGCGCCAGATACGTTAGCAGTACTTTCAATAGAACCACCGACTTGTACAAATGATCCGCTGTCGTCATATGCTTTGTTGACAACTAGTTTCTGACCAACAAATAGATTTCCGTATAATGAACCGCCACCATATGATTGGAATGCACCAGTACCGGTTGATATTGCAACTGTACCACTGGTTACAACAATGTAAGGTGTTGATGTAGATGAACCACCTCCACCTCCACCACCTGATCCAACTAATGATCCGTTAGCGTAAATGTTACGTGCATAGATATCACGTACACCCATGTCACCTGTGATAACAAGTGCGCCAGTTAGTGTTGAACTTGCTGTTGTAGCATTAGTAATACTTGTTTGACCAGGTATTGTAACTGCTTGTGTGCTGTTTGCACTGAATACTAAGTTTCCAGCACCGTCTGAAATAATAACGTTGTTGTTTGATGTAGCAATTGATGCTCCGCTGTTACCACCGATAACAACGTTGTTACCGCCTGATGTAATACCTTGGCCTGCTTGATAACCAACTAATACGTTCTGTGATCCGCCGGCTAATGTTAGACCAGTTTGATAACCAATCAATACGTTTCTTGCACCGCTAGTAATAGCAGTACCTGCTTGATAACCAAACGCAGAGTTACTTCCGCCTGTGTTTGTTCCAGTTACGCCTGCTAGAGCACCTTGACCTACTGCAACTATGTTAGATCCTTGTGCGTATTGTGCAGATTGATAACCTATAGCAACACCAGAACTGCTTGGAGTCGCTCCACTTAGTGCTTGTGAACCAATTGCTACGCTGTTAGTAGCGGCACCTGCATTTTGTAATGCTTGTAGACCAACACCAATGTTGTATTGTCCAGAAGTTAAACTGGTCAACGCATTATAACCGACTGCGATATTGTATCCGCCCGTTGCCGCGCTACTAATTGCGCCCGATCCAACTGCGATGTTAGTTGCAACTGCGCCGCCACCAAGACCAACACGCATGTTACCAATGAAATGATCTCCTACTGAGTATATAGTGCTATTAACTCCTAGGCCACCTAATACTTGTAATGCGTTACTTGTTGTGCTTACTGTACTAGAAGCTGTACTTAAGAATGTAGCAACACCACTTACTGTTAATGAAGATTGTAATATTGTTGCGCCAACATGTGTTGACACACCACCGACCCATAAATCTTTAGACGATGCAATACCACCTAATGTGTATAGGGCCCCTGTGCTTGTTGAAGTAGCATTAGCAGAGTTTGCAATATAGATCGGATTGGTTACAGTACCACCGTTAAACGCACCAGTAAATGATCCAATGTTAGCTGTTGTAACAATTTGATAACCATTAATCCATCCTGGATTATCTAACCATAAGCTAGAAGCACCAATGCCTCCACTAACAACTAATGCATTAGGAGATTTACTACTTGTAGTTGCTACTGATGATGCAATATAAACAGCACCAGTGAAGCTAGAAGCAGAACCAACATATAAATTGCCGGTAACACCCACTCCGCCCTGTACTTGTAATGCACCAGTACTTGGAGAAGTTGCAATAGTAGAAGTAGTAACAACTAGTCCAGTTGGAGTCCACTTACCTACTTCGTATGTATTTTGTACTGAGTAATATAAATTGCTTGAGAACGCTAAGTTAACATCTCCCTGACCTGCGCTTGGGCTAAAGTTTCCTGCAGATCCATTTATACCTATACGGAAATCTGCTGTGTTACCTGTATTTGTTCTTGTTATGTCTATCGCAACATACTGACTCGAATTGTTAGATAAGAATACGTGTTCTGCGTTACCACTTTGAGCACGGAAGCTACCACGAACATCTAATTTAGCTAATGGTGTTGTAGGTCCTGCGATACCAAGTATCATGTTACCCGAAGTATCAATCAAACTGCGTAATGTTAATGCACTACCGTTGCTTGTATATAGACCTAAGTTGCCTGATAATCCGCTAACTGCACCAATTGCCGCGCCGCCGCCTGATAATGTTTGATTCTGGTTCATGAAGCCCATACCAGACACGCCAATAGTAACTAAGTTACTACCAATTTGCCAACGGTATCCAGATTCACTACCTTGAACTTCGTAGATTGCATTTGATCCACCGCCACTTGTAATTTGTACACGTGAACTGTTATATGCTCCACTTACAATATTACCGTTGACTTCAAGTGCTTGTTGTGGGTTGGTTGTTTGAATACCAACGTTACCGCCAAAGTATGAACTAGCGGCATTTGTACCAGCCTGCAATCCACCTGTGATGCTTGCACCGCCAAGTACTTGTAAGCTACCTGTAGCAGTAGTACCTAGTGTTACTTGTTGATTAGCAGTAGTACCAAAACTACCTAATCCACCTGTATAAATGTTTCCACCTATACCAACACCGCCATTTATAACTTGGAATGCTCCTGTTACAGTACTTACAGCTTGTGTTGAACTATTGATAGTTAACGAGCTGTTAATGGTACCACCGGAGAAATTGTTAATTGTTGCCGCAGTAACGATCTGTGATCCGTTAATGTAGCCGTTATTTGCTAGATAGATACTATAAGCACCAATACCGCCAACAACTTGTAATGCGTTGCTTGTTGTTGATACAGCACTTGATGTAGTGCCTAGAATCATCGCGGCGTTGCCTACCCACAAGTTGTTACCTGTAGCAATACCGCCCTGTATTTGAATAGCGCCAGACTGTGTTGAGAACGCCGAAGTTGTATTTGTACTTGTTAGGATGCCTGTAATTGTACCACCGCTGAATTGATATCCCGCAATGTTAGCCGCTGTAATAACTGGACTACCTGCAACGTAAGCAGTCTGAGCAACGTTTAGATATTGTGTACCAACACCACCTGCTACATAGAAAGCATTTTGTGTTACATTAGCCTGTACTAAATTAAACAACTGACTTGCAACAGTAGCACTTGTACCAATGTTTAGGTTCCCACTAACACCAACACCCCCGGTTACAACCAATGTACCATTGGTGGCTGTCGTTGATTGTGTACCACCACTCATGCGTGAGAATTGAACGTATGCTGTGCTCCATGGAAGTGTTGGACTACCTAAGTTAAATCCACCACTTGTTGTTGGAACTAGATTACCTAATGATTGCCAAGAACTAATACCGTCAAATGCTAAACTTGCAAATACGTTGCCAGGAGCGCCTACTGAAATACCTGCACTAGAAGCTAGTGTTGCGTTAGATGATCCTGTACTTAGGTATATTACTTTGTCGCCAGTTTGAATGTTTGTTGTGTTAACGATTGTTTGTGTACCGTCAACATATAGATCGCCTAATAGGTGTAAGTTACCGCCGATCCATGTATCCTCACCAATACCAACACCGCCTGCTACTGTTAGAGCACCAGTCAATGTGTTAACTGCGTTAGTTAAGTTACTTAGATTTAGAGCATTTGCAATCGATCCACCACTAAATGCATTGATTGTAGAACTTGTAACAATCTGTGCACCGTTGATATAACCCACTTGTGACAAGTATAAAGATACTGCACCAATACCACCATTTGGCAATGTCAATGCGTTACCTGCGATAGTAGTTGTGCTTGCAACAGAACTTAATATAGTTGCGGTATCGTTTACAATTATATTCTTGTTAATACCAACACCACCAGTTACTACTAATCCAGCTGTGCCTGCTGTTACGCCTGCGGCCGCTGTTGATGTGCTGATAGTTGTGTTACCACCAATATTTAAACTGTTTAGTAAACTGGTGTTAATGTTAGTAAATGTATTGTTGACGGATACTAATCCACCATTCATTGTTGCAACACCACCGACGTTCAAGTTTAAGTTAATACCAGCACCACCTTGTACTCTCAAAGCACCTGTGATGTTTGAACTAGATTGTGTTGTTGTATTGATGTAAAGCGGTGTAGTAATAGTACCACCGTTGAACGCAATCGAGCTTGCATTAGCTGTAGTAATGATCTTGCCGCCTGCAATCCAACCGTCTTGTGAAATATACAAGTGAGACGCACCAATACCACCAGTAACTTGTAACGCATTGCCTGCGATTGTACTTGTGCTATTGTTAGAACTGTTTAAAATTTCTGTGTTAGCTTGTATCTGATTCTTTAGAATCAAATTACCAGTAGGAGTAAATCTACCCCATTCAGTTACTGTTGGAAGACCACTGTTGTTATAATAGTTACCACCAGCAAATACTAGAGCTTGTGCAATACCTGCGGCTTGTTCACCAACTGATAACCAGTTTTCAAATGTGTTGCCGCCGTCATAGCTAGTTTGTGTAATTTCAAATGTTGGAGTATCTGCTGTAAAGTTTACTGCCCAGTTAGTTGAGACCAAGCTCAACAGGTTACTGATTGTATTTGCTGATCCAGCTTGACCATTTGGTGTTACTAAATCAATACCAAATACAGGATTAGTATTTCCAAATCCTGCAACACCTGTATTGAATCTTGCAACTGAATTATTATTGACTAAAACATCAACTGGTTGATTAGAGTAAGCACCAACTTGAACCGCTGTTAGATCTGATTTAGGTCCAAAGAAACCTTGTGATGTAAAGGTAGGATCAATAAAGTTATGTGAGCCGCCTGACCAAATATTTCCTCCAACACCCAAACCACCGTTCTGTACAATCAATGCGCCTGTTGTTGTGCTTACTGATTGTGTGCCAGTGTTAATAATCAACTGATTGTTAATAGTACCGCCTGAATAATTATTCAGTGTTTGTGCTGTTAGAATTGGACTACCATTTAACCAACCTGCGGTCTTAATGTTCAAGTAGTTTGTACCGATACCGCCGCCAACTTGTATTGCATTGCCAGCAATAGTCGAAGTGTTAACTAGTGCGCTAGTACTTGAGAATATACCAGTAATAGTCGCCGTGACCATCTGGATACGATTAAACGATGCTGTAGTTTGACTTGTAAATGTTCCATACGCATAAGTTGCGCCACCAATACCAACACCACCTGTTACAGTTAATGCGCCAGTGATACTACTAGATGCTACTGTGGTTGTAGTAATATTGATTGGTTTATTGATTACACCACCATTGAACGCAAAGTTACCAATGGTCGATGTTGTAATGATTATACCGCCATTGATTGTACCAATGGTGTTGATGTTAATCATGTCAGCGTTAATTCCACCGCTAACTACTAATGCATTCGATGACGGAGTTGTAGTGCTTTCTGTTAGGTTGGCGATATTTACTTGGCCGGTGATATTTAAATTGCCACCTATGCCAACACCGCCTGCTACTTGTAGGGCACCGCTTTGTGTGTTAAAACTTTGTGTTACACTTGTGAATACTGTATCAAATGGGTTGTTGGTTGTAACAACTTGTGCACCTTGCACCCATGCAATGCCACCAACTGCTAGTGTTCCGCCAACAAATGCGCCTCCAGCAAGACCTAAACTGTTACCAGACTGTGTTGTTGTGCTTGCGTAAATGCTATTAACGTTGATTGATTCACCTACGTAAACTTGTTTACCAATACCAACTCCGCCCGCTACTTGCAATACTCCTGATTGTGTACTTGAAGCGGCTGTGCTTGCTGTAATAGTAGCATTAGCAGAGTATACGTTACTCCATATTAAACTTGCACTACCTAAATTGTAACTTAGGCTAGACGCTGGAACAATACTTGCTCCACTTTGCCAACTTGAATTACCGTCGAATAACAAAGTTGCGAATGTTGTTGTAGAAGCGCCAACTTTAATACCAGAACCTGTTGCTGTACCAGCAAGTGTAGATGCTGAGCTTAGGGTAATTGTCTTGTCACCAGTTTGAATACTTGTTGAATTAACAAGTGTGTTAGTTCCGTCTACAAATAAATCACCTAATACGTGTAGGTCTTTACCTACCCATAAACTCTTACCAACGCCAACACCGCCAGTTACTTGTAATGCACCGGTTGTTGTGCTAGTTGCTTCTGTAGCATTTGTGATCTGTAAAGCATTATTAATTGCACCACCACTGAAACTATTCAGTGTTGATGTTGTAATAATTTGAGAACCGTTAATGTATCCAGCAGTTTGTAAGTATAGATAGCTTGCGCCTATGCCACCGCTTACTTGTAAGGCGTTACCTGCAATACTTGTAGTTGTAAATGCCGCATTGTTGATTACTATTGTAGCTGTTGTTGTACCGTTTCTTTGTGCGATAGAATCAAGGGTGCTAGTATTCCATAATACAATATCACCATAATGAGAAGTTATCGCTGTATCTGTGCCTGCTGTTATACTTGTTACACCTGTGTTAACAAATAATACATTACCAGTAGAAGTACTAACACTTAGACCTGCGCCCACGGAGACGCCAGTAACACCTATGTTTGTAACTGTTAGTGTTGGGTTAGGTCCTGCAAGTGAAGCAGATCCAAAACTGATACCTGTTCCAGCACTTAGATTAATGTTAGTAATTACACGATTGTTACTGTCGTAAACTGCTGATGCATAAACCGATCCGGTAGTATATGAACTACCTAATGTGATATTGTTTCCGCCTACATATAAATTCTTACCAATACCAACACCACCTGCTACTTGTAACGCACCAGTTTGTGTGCTTGCTGATTGTGTTTGATCTGTTTCGATTAACGGTTGGTTAATAGTACCACCGTTAAAGACCTGGGTATACTGAGATAAGTTTGAGCTAGTAATAACCTTACCAGTACCCACCCATGCATCGGAAGTAACATATAAATGTGCAACTCCGATACCACCGTTAGGTAATGATAGTGCGTTACTTGAAACAGTAGTTGTGTTCCATTGTGTACTTGTTGTTGTGGCTGTGGTAAATGTTACGGTACCGGCAGTCATGTTCCAACGTGCTGTAGGAGTACCTAAACTTTGTTGTATATCTAATGTAGGATTGATGCCTGCCGTTGAGTTCCAGTTACCAACACCGTCGAACAAGAAACTTGCCCATAATGTGCTTGTTGAATAACCAATTTGTAGACCAGACCCGCCTGCCACTGCGGCATTGGCAGAACCAGTCGACAATGTAATTGTCTTGTCGCCTGTTTGTAAACTAGTAGTGTTAACAACTGTATTAGAACCATCTACATATAAATCGCCACTGATATAAGTTGATCCGCCGATGTAAACGTCTTTGCCAATACCTACACCACCTAATACAGTCAATGCACCAGTTTGTGTATTGATTGCATTTGTAGAATTGGCAATATATAATGGTGTATTGATCTGACCTGGGAAGCTACTAGAAGCATTTCCTGTTGTAAGAATCTGGCTACCTTGGATATAACCTGCTGTATCTAGGTATAGGTATTTTGCTCCAATTCCACCATTAGTTACTGAAATTGCATTACCGGCTATAGTCGATGTACTGAAACTTGCATTTGTAACATTGATCGCATTTGTTGTTGTAAATCCTCGATCTGTTACAGATTGTAAAGTTGCTGTATCGTTAATTGTTACAGTACCAGTATTTTGACTTACTGAAATATCTGTTCCGGCGATAATCTGTGTAACACCAATGTTGTTTAAGCTAAGAGTTGCTGTAACTCCGCTGTAAGAAACACTACCTGCTAATCCTACCAATGCCAATGTCAATGAACTTAATACATTCATTCCATTGTTTTGTTCTACTAGTCCGCCAACATATACATTTTTAGCAATACCAACACCGCCTGCTACAGTAAATGCACCTGTATTTGTGCTTACAGAATCTGTAGTAGTCGTAATATACAATGCGTTAGGAACATTACCGCCTAAAACGTTACCAATGGTTGCTGTTGTAACAATCTTAGCATTATTAATAAAACCTTGAGTCGCAATATAAAGAGTTTGCGCACCAATGCCACCATTAGGCACACTGACTGCGTTTCCTGCAATCGCATTAACATTTGATAGTGTACCGGCGATATAGACGTCACCACCGATGCCAACTCCGCCAGTTACTTGCAGGGCACCTGTTGTAGTGGATGTAGAATCTGCACTACCGGGAATTGTTAGTGTTTGAACACTGAAACCACCGTTGACCTGCAGGTTACTTTGTACAATAGTGTATGTTCCGGCAGGGTTGATGTTAATGTTACCAGCTGAACTACCTAATGTATTCCCGCTAATAAACATCTCACCCGCAGATACGCTACCTGGCAGGATTGTTGTTGCGTTTGTACCATTGCTAATCTGTAGGCTAGCAAGGCTTGTTAAGTTTAAGTTTGCATTACCAAAGCTAACCGCGCCAGTTGCTTGGCTAACATAGAAACTGTTACCAACACGGAAGTCACCATTCTGATCAACTGTTTGATAGAATACTTTACCACCGTTGGTTTGTATAACTTCGTTGGCCTGTACAGTTAGGCTAGCGTCATCTGTTATGTCGCCGCCTGCACCTATAAAGCTCATATTGAATGCTATCAGTTTTAAGTCAGTACCAGTACCGTTAGCTATAACACCTTGATTACCAAATACCGCGGCAGAACCGATAGAGCGTAACTCTGCACCAAACTGATGATAGTCTGCTAATTGAACTTGTTTAGCACTTGCAGGACTATTACCTGTTGAGTAGATATTTTGTACTTGTGTAGCATCTGTTGGGAAATTTGTACCAGCATTGGCCCCATCCATATGCATTAAGAATACAGTATCTATATCATAACCAAATGCCGCACTTGGAATACTAAAAGAAGTTGTGTAACGAACTACGTTACTTACACGGAATTCATCGATGTTACCAGTGTAATACCATTGTCCGTTCGTTGAATCTGCACCAATGTCAAATGGATCTGTGTTGTTTACACTAGCAACCACACTTGACACACTTGCTTCAACGTTACCATCTAAGAATAATGTAACTGTGTTATTACTTGGATTACGGACTAATGCAACATGGTGCCATGCACTAGTTGATAATACTGTTGATCCAGTTAAAATAGATGTGCCGTGTTCTGCAACTAACACACCTGAGCTGTTGATTCTAACACCAAAACTTGTACTAGGACTGTTTGGATTACCTTTGTTCCAAATTACCTGTGTGCCACCAACTGATGTAACATAGATAAACGATTCAATCGTATATGCACCGTTGCCGAATTGCATACTAGTATCGCTGAGTATTTGTAGATAATCGTTAGTAGTTGCACTAAATGCCGCACTAGCTGTACCAAATTTTTCAAGAGAGGTTACAGTTTGTACATTACCATAAGGAGTTACTACTTTTGCAGTACCGCTAACTGCCGGAGCAAAGCCCCAAACGGCACCGGAAATGTAAACATAAGTTCCGTCATTAGATGCAATAGTTCCTGTAGCAATAGGAGATCCTAGTGGATCAACATAATGTATGGTATCGCCGGCTGTGAATGTTCCGCTTACGTTTGATAATTTTAGTCTTGTTCTACCTAAGCTAGCAACACCTGCAGATCCAGCTTGAGCATTAATTGCCTTAGCGGCAAAATAGAAGAATGTGTTAACAATCTCTGCTCGAACACCGTTGGTCATATACATACCAGTTGCGGCTGGAACAATGAATGTTACTTCATTAAACAGCATTGTAGGTTCTAATGAATTTGCATTTAGAATACTAGCATCTAAATATGCACCATTACCTGCATTACCTGCATTATATCCGTAAGGGTCAGTTGATGTTGTAGTTGAGCCTTTTGTTATAAAACTTATACGCTCAAGATATGGTGATTTGGTTGTAATTTTACAACCGTTAGCAAATTTAACACCGTAACCTGGGCTGTAATATCCGCTGACTACAAAATCACTTATCGTAGTTTCGCCGTTTAATAAGAAACCATCATTTGTATTAGTGCCACTAGTTGGTTGAATAACAGTTGAACGTATTCCCGAACCGCGTATGGTTACGCCCTGTGGAACAGTTAATGGGAAGTTTTCTGTGAAAGTGCCTGCACCAACTATAATTGTGCCACCAGATTGGACAACGCTCAGTGCATGAGCTATAGTTGCAAATGCAGTCGATTCTCTCAGACCATCATTTGAATCACTACCATTTGATTGAACGTAATAAACATTAGCTAGATAGTAAGTTAAATTAACATTGTTTGCATAGATAGCCCCAGTAGAACCACCTGTGCTGGTTGATAGATATAAGTTGGCATTAGGGCTTGTAATAGTTCCAACAAATAATGTGCCTGTTGTGTAAAGGTTTCCACCTACTGTAGAATTTCCACCAACGCTACTTGTGCCACCTGCAGAAAAGTTCTGATTTACAACTAATGGACCTTGTACGTTTAAATTACTTCCAAATCCAACGCCGGCATCAACGATCAATGAACCAGTTTGTGTACTTACTGATACAGTACTAGAAGTAATATGAATTGCATTAGGAATAATGCCGCCCAAACTGTTATTAATAGTACCTGTTGTTAAAATTTCACTACCATTGATAGTACTTTTGCTAGCCAGCATAATACTATAAGCATATATACCGCCAGGACCAGTTCCGCCCTGACCTGCTAGATACAATGCGTTAGTTGAAGAGTTAGTAATACTTGCTCCGCTGTTGTTCAATATTACTTGATATGAACTTGTATTACCGCGAGATGTAACTGTTTGTAATGTAGCTTGGTTCTGTATTACTAAATTGCCAGTAAGCTGACCTGTTATCAACAAATCGTTGTTTGTAGATGATGTTGATAGGCTTATAACGCCAGCGTTAGAAATAGTAACAACGCCGGTTGCAGAATTTACACCACCGTTTACATAAATTCCACTACCTGGTATAAGTGATGTAACACCAATGTTGGTTAGTGTAACAATAACACCTGTTGCAGTTGTAGTAATGCTTGCGCTTATACCTGTACCGGTTGTAATACTTGTACTGTTTAGTACTCTATGACCATAATCATATATTGCAGTAGAATATAAACTACCATTAAAGCTACCGCCACCTGTAACTATTAAGTCACCTGTTCCATAACCTGTAGATGGATTTCCACCAACTAAGTTTAATACTCCAAATCTAACATTACCATAGTTTCCACCAGCCAATGGATTTGTTAAGACTTCTGTTGTACCGCCTGGTTGAATATCTGTTAAGAATACTAGTTCACCACTTGAACTTCTACGGCCGATAAATGCGTGGTTATCAAATAATGTACTAGAACCTGTATTGTAGTGTATTACGATACCGCGATCCAGTGTGTCATTGATTGATAATACACTATCGTTAGGGCCTGTTCCAATATCAATCAACGGACTTTCGATATATGTCTGAGTTGAGTTAACTGTAACAGTTGTATATGTACCTAGTACGTTTAAACTTCCATATATAGTAGCATTACCATTTACGTTTAATGTTTTACCAACAAAAAGATCTCGGCCAATACCAACACCACCTGCGACAATTAGTGCACCAGTTTGTGTATTAACTGCATCTGTAGTATTTTCAATGTCTAATGGATTGCGGATCGTACCGCCAATGAACTGATTAATTGTTGATGTGGTAACAAGTTGTGCACCGCCTTGATAGCTGGTGTTAAGAACGTTGATGCTACCAAAACTTGCGCCACCTAATACGTTAAGAGCATTAGAATTCGTACTGTAAACTACGCCTGCATTTGCAGTTGTGGTTGTAAGGGTTATAATTTGGTTCGAAATAGAACCACGTGCAGTAACTGATTGTAAAGTACTAATGTCACTGATTAAAACGCTACCAGTGCTGGTGCTTAATTGTATGTCGGTGCCGGCTGTAACTTGTTGCACACCAATGTTGGTGATTGTAATGTTACCAGTAGAAGTATTAATATTAATACCGGTACTAGCTTGTAAACTTAGTACGCCGGCATTACTTAAAGTAATTACAGCATTCGTGGCACTTAAAGTACCACCGCCTGCTAGACCTGTTCCTGCTGTAACAGTTAATAATGTAGGAACTTGATAACCCAACGAGTACATTGCGCCAGTTGCAGTTACTATTCCACCCACCCATAGGTCCTGACCAATACCTACGCCGCCTGGTGTTACTAAAGCACCTGTTTGTGTACTGGTTGAGTTTGTTGTTGTATTAATTATTAGCGGTTGACTGATTACACCGCCTTTGAAGCCATCAGCTTGTGTTAAAACCTGTGAGCCTTTAACAAACGCTGTGCCGGAAATATTAATTGCGGCCGCAAAAATACCGCCAGTGACTTGGAGGGCATTTCCTGCCGCGGATATTGTTGCTGTGTTGATTGCAGAGCTAAGGATCTTAGCTACATCATTAACTTGTAACTCTGCTAAAGTTGCAGATGTTAATACGTTAAGTTGTCCGCCGATGTAGGCGTTTCCACCGATGCCCAAACCACCTGGGGTTGTTATTGCACCTGTTTGTGTACTTGTTGAATTGTAATTTGCTAGGTTTGTGGCACGAACCACAAGACCATTTTTGACTATAAAGTCATCGGTATAAGCCATTAGTTTCCCTCTCCACGTCTGGCAAAAATTGCTGTATCAACTATTTACCAAAGACAGGGAAACTAATGGTTTTTATGCGATTGTAGTTCTGTTAACCCTTACAGTTAGAGCAGTTGGAGTATAGTTTGGAGTAAATGTTAGGGTAACTGTACCGCCTGATAACGCGGCATCAAAGGTACCCAAATCTCCAGTATTGCTAGCGATTCCGTATTCTGATATGTATGCGCTACTTAGTCCATCATGGAACAACATAATTTCACTCACATATACTTTATTTGGTTGGCCTGCGGCTGTTACGTCTACTACTTGTACTAGATATTTGGCGCTGTGGTAGTTAGCAACTCCAAAACTGTCTAGGCTTAGTTGAGCCTGCGCACTTACTGTTGGGCTTGTATAAGTGTAGATCTCGCTGTTTCCAACGTTTATAGTATTTCCACTTACATATACGTTTCCGCCAACGTTTAGTGATCCACCAACACCAACACCGCCTGCTACTTGTAAAGCACCTGTGCTAGGAGTTGTACTTACTGTATTAGAACCAACATAAACGTTACCATTGTTTACATATAAGCCCCACGGACGAGTAATAGTTGTGTTTCCGTTACCGGCTATAGGACTATTTTTAATGTAAACGGTCGCAACATCGTTATAAGTTGCTACTCCGCTAGTTGCGCTGATTGTCGGTTGACCAAACACATTAACGTGTGCAGTGCCAACAACACCTTGAGATGTTAAATCGTCATAAGTTGCATCTAATATCGATAGTGCGATACCGTTTGAACCCCAACCATTGGAAAGTACTGTGCCTATACGCTGGATAGTTCCTGTAGTAATAATATTACCAGCATTTAACGGAACATTTATAGATACTCCGTTGTTATAGAACACAGTTGATGTGGTGCCTGCAACACTTACAAAGACTTCTTGTGGTGCTGTGCCGCTATCAATAACTGTTACGCTAGAAGTGCTTTGGAAGATCTTATTAGGATTTAATCCTAAATATCCGCCTGTTGCACTGATAGTGCCTTGTACATATAAATTATTGCCAATCGCAACACCACCTAAGATCTTAACAGCACCTGTTAGGGTGTTAGTTGAAGAAGTCAAGTTAGTAAAGTTAGCAAGACCGGTTATTGTAGTATTTGGTGTATTGATTGTTGCAGAAGTTTGCGCACTTAGATTAACACTTGTTGCTTGTAGTGTAATAGATCCTGCGTTTCCTGGAACTTGTAACAATGCGGCATCGTTTGCAAGAGCAACAATTGAACTTCCAGTAAATGAGTAGTCTGCTATTGTTGCATACGGAGCAGTTAAAGTGCCAATTACTGTAGAATTTCCACCAACAAATAAGTTTTGACCAATGCCGGCGCCACCGCCTACCACTAATGCACCATTATAGATATTTGTAGATGTAGTTGTGTTATTGATAATAACAGCATTAGTTGTTGTATTACCGTGATCAGTTACAGATTGTAAAGTTGCATAACTCCAAACTGTGACTGCACCAGTAGCCGCACTTACGTAGGTATCTGTACCAGCAGTTAACGCTGTTACACCTGCGTTGGCGATAAACAACGATCCTGTGCTCGTTGATAATGTAAGTCCAGATCCTACAGCAGTGATGTCTGTTACACCAATATTGCTGATTGTGATAGTACCTGTGCTTTGATCAATATTGATTCCCTTGCCAGATACTGCGCTTGTAACACCTAAATTAAGAAGTCTTACTGTACCTGTACTGGTTGTTACTCCGCCTAATGATCCTATAGCACCCAATCCAGGTCCAACAGTTATACCTGTTACACCAATGTTAGTGATTGTAATTATAGAACCGCTAGATGTTGATAACGAAATACCTGTACCAGAACCTAAGTTTGTTAATCCTGTATTAGTTAATGCGATTGTGACACCGCTTGCAGTAGTTGTAACACCGCCGCTTAAACCTGGACCTAGTGCTAGACTGATATTTGTACTTAAAGGTTGGCCGTTTTGATAAATTGCACTAGCGTTGATATATCCGCCAACGTTAACGTTACCACCAACTCCAATACCACCTGTACCATTAACTAAAATCGCACCAGTTTGTGTGCTAGTTGAAGGTGTAAGACTATTAGAAATCAAGTCTTTATAGATCGTACCACCGTTAAAGTTACTTGCTGTAGATAACAAGTATCCATCAAGTATCAAATTACCAGCAATATAAACATCTTTGCCAACTCCCAATCCGCCTGCCAACTGTACAGCACCTGTTTGACTGCTAATTGTATTGGTTGTATTATTAAAGACAACCTGCCCAGCAAATGTTGAGTTTCCGCTAATGCCGATACCGCCTGCAACTTGTAAGTCGCCTGTGGTTGGTCCTGTGCTTGCAACTCCCCCGATTAAATGTAAATCGCTAAAGATTGCTCCACCAACTGTGCCGGTTGTGTTATATGGATTTGGTACTGTTTCAAATCCACCTGGATAGATATTTGTGCGGAATGTTAGCTTACGGCTAGCATGTTCCATACCTAAGAATGCGTGATTATCAGCCGCAGTACTTGCACCTGTATTGTAATGTATTAATAGGCCCTTGTCGTAACCATCATCTCCAGTCAATGGAGTATTGTTTACGTTTGTACCAATATCAATTACCGGATCTGTTAACGCTGTTTGAGTACTATTAACGATTGTTTGGCTACCTTGGACAACCAAGTTACCAGAAATTAACGCTGTTCCGTTGACAGTCAAGCTACCTAACGTGCTTGTTCCAGCAAATAATGTTCCAACTGTTGCACTAGATCCTACAGATAAACTTCCGCCAATAGTTGCAGTACTATAAACATTAAGTGCCGTGCCGGTTGATGTTAACGTGATTGGACGATCAGTTACTGCACCTCGTGCCGTTACCAGTTGTAGAGTATCTATACTTGCAATAGCTACAGAACCTGTGCTTGTTGATAAGCTAATGCCACTGCCTGCTGTTACACTAGTTACGCCAACGTTGCTAATTGTAATATTGCCAGTTGCGGTATTAATATTAATACCAGTTCCGCCAGTTGCACGTAAAACACCAGTATTAACTATAGTAACGTTACCAGTAGCTGTGTTTAGACTAATGCCTGCGCCAGCAATGTTGCTTAGAACACCAGTATTTGTTATTGTTAGTATTGCATTTGGTCCAAATGCAGTTCCGCCTCCAGAAATTCCAGTGCCTGTAATAATGTCAATGCTGGTTATTACACGGTTGTTAGTGTCGTAGATCTGGCCAGCAACAATGTTATTGCCGACTTGTAAATCTTGACCAACAGCCAAACCGCCTACTAATTGAACTGCACTTGCTGATTGTGAGCTTGTTGAGGTAGCGGTAGTGCCAATGTAAACTGTTCCACTGTTGACGTACAAGGAATATGCTGAACCAAATACCACGTTGCTTGAATTTGCAACAGGTGCGCCACCGATATAAACGGTTGCCGCAGTATTATAAACAGTTGTGTATGCGCTATCAAATGTCGGAGTATCAATAAATGTTGAATAAGCCGATGTATATGTTCCTAATCCGCTAATGTCATAGTACAATGCGCTAGGTAGATTTAAACTAACACCTTGGCCTGCCCAGTTATAAGTTTTTAGATCGCCTTCACGACTTAGTGTGCCACCTAAATGGATACTCTTAGCAACACCGAATCCACCATACGATATTAATGCACCGCTTTGTGTATTGTATGATTCAACGGTAGAATTTAATGTTAATGCTGTAGTGTTTAATAAGTTGTTTGGATCACCAATAACTAATGGATAATGAATAACACCACCGTCAAAACCAGTCGGAGTTGCTGTAGTTAATACTTGCGCACCGTTTGAATACAATACTTGTGCAGATAACTGTCCACCGACGATTAAATTCTGTCCAATAGCAACACCACCATAGACTACTAATGCACCAGATGCTGTGCTGGTAGCTGTTGTGCTGTTTGCAATAATTAACGGATCACTGATTGTTCCGCCGTTAAAGTTTGTTAATTGTGTCTGTCCGGCGTCGGTGAATAATTTGTGGCAATATAAATCGCCGTTAAATCCGCCGCCACCGCCGACAATCAATGCACCTGTGCCTGTCGATGTAGCACTTGTGCTTGCGTAAATGTGTACAGGACCGCCTAGGCTTGAATTACCCACTACACCTAATCCGCCTGTGATTTTGACTGCACCTGTAGTCGGATCGCTACTTGCAGTTGCATTTCCAAATCCAACGATTCCACCAAAGTAAGAGTCGCCTGCTACTCCGATACCGCCTGCTGTTACCATCAATGCGTGATTTAATGTTACTGTTGAATTTGCACCGGTGTTAGATAATGTAATTCTTCCTGATAGGTATGAATTTCCTGCTACACCAATGCCACCCAATACTTGCAAATCACCGGTGTTGGTTGAAATAGCACCAATGCCACCTAGTAAATGTAGGCCACCAAATTGTGCTGTTCCAAAGCTACCTGTGCTTGCAAAACTAGGCGCAAAGTTTTCATATCCACCTGGGTAGATATTTGTTTTATAGGTTAAGTATCCTGTGCTTGCATCACGACCTAGGAACGCATGATTATCTGTTGCAGAACTAGCACCGGTATTGTAGTGTAATAGTAGACCACGATCTAAACCATCATTAGTTGTTAGAGGAGTGTTATTAATTCCTGTACCAACATCAATAACTGGATCAATAACGTATGTGTTCTGTGAATCAACAGTTGTTTGTGTACCTAATACTGTTAGATTGCCGCTGATAACTGTGTTACCGTAAACACTTAAATCTTTCTTAGTTGATAAGCCACCCTCGATATAAACAGCATTGTTGTAAAAATTGCTTGTGTCGCTTGCTGTACTTGTTACATGTAAGCTAACAAATGTCGCTGTAAATGATGTTCCAAATTGTAGTGATCCACCAAGATTTAAATTGCCACCAATGAACACATCTTTTTGTATTCCTACGCCACCTACGACAGTAATTGCACCTGTAGTTGAACTAGTTGAGTTTGTAGAAGATGTTACTTGTAAAGTTTGTACAGACAAATTACTACCTGTACCTTGGAATATTAACTGTCCGCCAACTACTAAATTGCCACCAACGCCCACTCCGCCTTTAACTGTAATCGCACCAGTAGTTGTTGATGTAGAATTTGTTGTAGAGTTTACAGTAAGAGTTGATAAACTTAAATCACCGCCATTACCTGTAAAGTGTAGTTGACCACCAATCCATACATCTTGCCCAATACCAACACCGCCGGTTACTATAACACCGCCGGTTGTTGTGCTTGTTGAGTTTGTTGATGTTGTAACTTTTAATGATTGAACAACTAGAGCATTACCTTGACCGCTGAATATCAGTTGTCCGCCTAATACTAAATCTTGAGCAATACCAACACCACCAGCAATTATTAAAGAACCGCTTGTTGTGCTTGTTGAGTTTGTCGAGCTCGTAAATATCGATTGGCCAGATACAGTTAAGTTTGTAGCACTAATGTTACCAGCCGCAATATTACCTGTGGCTTGTCCGCCTGCACCGCTTAACGATAAATTTCCACCAACTGTTAGATTTTTTCCAATACCAACGCCGCCTGTTACAACTAAAGCACCTGTTGTAGTTGATGTTGAATCTATAGATGATGTTATGTATTCTTGTGTTGTTACTTGTAAAGTTGTAAATGTTGCTGGACGGGGAGTATTACTGCCAATGACTATGTTATCCATTGTACCTGCATTACCCGCGCTGATAACAACTGTACCTGTACCGGTTGGCGAAATATTTACATTGGCATTAACAGGGTCCATAGTAACTGCGCCCAGGACTGATAAAGATCCTGTTACAGTAAAGGAATTTACGTTAAAGTTTGTCGCAGTTAATGTTGTAAACTGAGCAGGTCCGGGTTGAGTTATACCAATGCTTGAATTTTCAATGTCTTTATTGTATACTGTTTGTGTAGAAACATCGTCGATGATTTCACGCCAGTATATTGGATCAACACCTACTGTGTCTGTTGATCTAAATGTTGTAAAGAATAATGTACGGCCGTATGTGGTTCCTCTAATAACAGGAATAGCCGCATGTGATAACTGTACTGTAGTATTTGCATCTGAAGAACGAATTAATGTAACAGCCGAACTAGCAGTTGATGCTGGAATTAAGGTAGCTGTTTGAACAACATAAATGCCGTTCTCTGCTGGATTATCTTGTGCTCTAACAACAATTCTATCTAAGTATGTGATTGAAACACCGTCATATACAACTGTACTGGTGCTTGTGTTAATTACAATAGAACATGTAGTTGCCGCAATCGCTTCTTTCTTGAAACCGTTACCAATAATACCTTGAGGAATATTAACAGGACCGTTAAGTGTAATGGTACCTGTACCGCTTGGATTTAATACTAGATTACCATCTGTTGTTTGACTTGTAATAGTACCAGATGTAAATCCAATATTACCTAAACTGTTTGTAAATGTTGCAACACCGTTTGCGCCAACAACTAATGTATAACCTGTGGTTTGACTAGGTGTGGCACCAAGCGCGGCCTGTGCTTGGCTCAGCGTGATGAATTGATATCGTAGCGGACTTAAACTTCCGCTAGGTGTAGCTCTTGTTGTTCCGCCTAGTAGTGTTGGCATTTCTAATTCCTAAAATTATTGGTTAGCTGTTTCTAATACACTTAGAACTAACTTACATACTCCTGCTTGATCTGCATACGCAATCACGCTATCAAGCTGTTCGATAATCATCTTACCCGGTATCATGTTTGCAGAATCGTTTGGTGGAATTTGGAATTGACTAACTAACTCTGTAGTTATGTTACCACCTTGTCCCCCATTGCCCTGTGCATCTGCTAAAACTGGTAAATTTCTATAGTGTGCAAAGGTTACAGCATGTACACCCTGCGCCACTGTGGCAGTTGTATAGCTGTCAATGTTTGCTATGTTTGCCATCAAAATAATGGCCGTAGTTCCCACAGGAGCTGTGTAGACTCTTGCGTTAGTTGCTGTTGTTAAAACTGTTGTCTTAGTTTTAAACGTGTTTAATGGAATTAATGCCATGTTATTTTATCCTTATAGTCCTTCAATTGCCAACACGAACGGTGTTAGGTTAGCAAATAGTGATTTTGTAAATGTTCTTCCTGATAACACACCAGTCGCCTGACTAATTACCAATCCCGGACCAATACGGAAGTCACCGTTTTGGTCAGTTGATGTAAAGAACACCTTACCATTATTTAACTGTATAGTTTCATGTGCTTGTATCGGATCTGCGTAACCTACATAAGGTAGGGCACCGTAGTTAGAACCAGCACCTACATACTCAAACAAGTAACCAGAAGCAGACATGTATGAGCGTCTGTAGAAGTTAATTCTATTCTTATCTGGGAATAGTGTAGCATCTGCAACGTTGTCTTCTAGTGTTACTAAATGGTGTGTTCCTGCTCTTGCAAAATAACTTTGTCCTGCTAAAACAGATTGATAGTTACCGCCGTTGGCTAAGTCTGTTGCTATAGCATCTATGATCAATCCTACATCTCTCTTACAAATAGCCTGATTATATTCAAAACCATTGTATTTTGCATCAATGTATGCAAGAGTATTTGTAATCATTGTGCTAGAATTGCTAGAAATAATTGTTTGTACACCAGATACTGCATTATCATGTGCCGGAGCAGTTGGATAAACAATCGCCGGAGCCGAATTAATTCCGTTACTTATAATATTAGAAACAATGTTAGTCAATAGAGTTAGTGTCGGTACTGCATCAGATCCGCCTAATAAGCTAGGATTAATGTACTGAGCTACAGTATTTTGATAATAACTTGCTGGCTGAGTGTTAGTTACAATATAACTAAACAACTGGCCAATAAAGTTAACTGCTCCTGCTGTTTCAGGTATTTCATTTGGTATTAAACTTGTTTCGCCAACAGTATTTGCCTTCCAGTATTGCAAACCTGCATCAACAGATTGCCAGTTTCCACCATACATCAAATCATATAGTATACCTTCAACAATAAACTGTATATCTCTCTTACATGTATCTTGATTGTAAGTAAACTGAGTATAAGTTTGATTGATCCAAGTAATAGTTTCGCTAGCTAATGTGTACTTGTCTGCTTCGATAGTTGTGCTAGCTAGATTAGCATAACCCGGCACAGGTATATTGATATCGCTGATCAACGGTGCCGCACCTGGACCGTTTTGAACAATGTTACTCATATCAGTTACTAATGTTGCAATCGTATTTGCCGCATTGGCACCTAATGTCAATGTGTTATTGATATACTGTGTAGCAGTTGTATAAACTGTTGTAGGTGCAGTATTTCTAATAACTTTCTGTGCAAGTGTATTGATATAGTTAATAGCTGAAACAGTCTGCGGTGTTTCATTTGGAATTACACTGACGTTGTTGTTTGCACTATTAAAATATTGAAGTGCGGCATCAACGCTCATTGAGTTACCACCATACGTCAAGTCGTAGATCAATGCTTGTGTTAAGAATCCAACATCGCGTTTGCATTTTGATCTATCATAAGTGAATCCACTTGGATACAACTGATTGATATAAGCAATAGTCTGTGCTTGAATAAATGTTCTGTTAGCTTCCAACATCTTCGCAGTATTTTGTGCGTTGGCATCGCCTTGTGTTAGACCGATACTTGTTGGACTTGCGGCTACAGTTGGACCATTAGTGATAATATTAACAATATTAGCAACCAACGATGTAGCTGTATTGGCATTAGCAACAGTACCCGCTGACAAGTTTGTAACTTGTGTAACAGTACTTTGATATGTTGTTACCGCTGTGCCTTCAATAATGCTTGGCAATATTGAGCTAATATAGTTGTAGGCTTGAGTTACTTGTACGCTTTCGTTTGGAATAGCACTTGAAGTGTTTGAATATCCAAAATAGTAAACTCCGCTTTGAACTGCTTGTCTGTTTCCGCCGTACAATAAGTCAAATGCAACAGAATCAACCATATAGCCAATATCGCGAACACACTTAGTACCGTCATAAGTGAATCCTGATGTCTTAGTAGCATCAACGTATGCTTTACCTTCTGCTTGTAAGTAGGCCTTATTGGCTTCTAATATAGCATAAGCATGTTGTACATTAGCATTACTGCTTGATGTTACACCATTAGGTACAATGATATCTGTTACACCGGCTGTGCCGTTTGTAATGATGTTTGTAATTACAGAAAAATCTGTAGAAACTATAGTTTGTTCAGCACTTGTTGCCGCAGGTAAATTTGTAACCTGTGTTACTGTCGACTGATAGCGGACGCCGGTAGTATCGTTCAGTAAAACTTTTTGTGCTAGTCCTGCAACGTAGTTGATTGCATTTGTGGTTGTTGTAACTTCACCAGGGATAGTTGTTGTAGTTTGATTCCAATATTGGATACCGGCAAAAGTTGATTGGCTTGTACCACCAAATAAAATGTCTTGTGCAACTGCATCAACAATTAATCCCGTGTCACGATAGCACTTGGCTTGATTGTATGTGAATCCACCAAATGTATTGAATACATATCCTTCAACTTCTGATTGGATAAATCCTAAGTTGTTTTGTATCAGTTGGCTAGCACTAGCAAATCCGCTGTCGATGCCTGCTGGTAAAGGATAAGTTACAGTTGGGCTTACGCTCAACCCATTCTGAACGATATTATTGATAGTAACAATATCATTAATTACCTGTGTAGTAGCTGTTGAGCTTGCGGCTACGTTTGGTAATGCCTGTACTAGACCGCTTATATAGTTAAATGCCCCAACTGTCTCAGTTAGTTCATTGTTAATAACATTATTTGCATTACCTCTGTAGTATGCTTGACCTGCTTTAACTGCACGATAGTTAGAACCTGTTAAGATATCTGCTGATAGTGCATCTAGGATATAACCTAAATCTCTTGTGCATTTAGCTTGATCGTATGTGAATACTGTGTAGTTGGCGTTGATCCAAGCAATAGTCTCTGCTTTGATAAAGTTCATGTTATCAAGGATCAATGTCTTAGCATTGCTGACTCCTAGGTCAATTCCAGGATAATCTGGAAGTACTAGAGCAGGCTGTGAACTTGTACCATTGTCAATAATATTATTGATGTTAACAGCACCTTGTGTCACGTTTGAAATAGCTTCACCAACGTTGCTGATACCGGCTAAGTTAGTTACTAGTGACGCTATGTGTGAAATAGCATCAGTAGTTTGTGTCATTTCGTTTTGTAAAACGTATGCACTCGCCGCACGTTGATAAGCATTACCACACTTGCGTGATTGATAATTGCTTTGATAGAATACATCATATGCAAAGCCATTTAATATATAACCTAAATCTCTTCTGCAGGTTGCGTGATCATAAACAAAATATAAACTATTCAAGTATGCAAGAGTTTCTGCTTGGAAGAACGCTTTATTTTGTAATAATAATGAGGCCGCACTAGCCGCACCTGCCACAGGAGT